TCCACGCTCCATACTCTGCGTCAAGCGGCTTCCAACCCCCTACCGCTAGACCGTTGGCGGTGAAGTTCTCGGTCCAAGCCAACTGTAATTCGTCACGAATGTCTTCCATGACGGGCTTGAAGTTTCTTCCACGCCTCTGCATGCCGTCCAGTTTGTCTTTGTACGAATAATACAGCACTACCTATTTGAATAGGTTGTGTTGTATGACCGCCATAAGTCGTTTGTTGAGTAATCGTTACATTATCTGGTTTTAAAGGTTCACCTGTTGGTCTACCTAATCTAAATTCCCCACCTGCCGTTCCTACAATTAAATCCCTAGCGGGTGCTAACCATCTAATTACATTTACTCTATTAGCGGCAATCGTATAAGTAAAAGCATCTGCTGGATCAGCATCACCAGCATCAAAATCTTCATATGCCCCAGATTCTGAAGCCCATATCGTTTGCGGATTATCGGTAGAACCAGCAAATACTAATCGCTGTTCATAAAAAGATACTGCCGAAGGAAATCCTGTAGTATCCGACCATGCCCCTAATGACCAAACTGCTGCCCCCGATCCTGTTGCGGCTACAGTAATAGTCCACGTTACAACAGTTGTATTAGTTCTTGCAGTAATTTCTCCCCAACCATCTCCTAATTTTACATACCTACCAACATCTGTAGTTTGAAAACCAGTTCCACTATTAATTCCTACTATAGCAGATGCTGTTAAAGTTCTTCCCGTTCCTACTGTTGTTGCACTTGTTGTTAAAGTTGTTGTCGTTGTGTTGGTATCTAAAAATGGGCCAACTTGAAAATCTACTTCTGCTATAGTCCAAGCTGAATGACCTGTTCGTGTTAATTTTGTTGGTTCGTGTGATGGATGTACAATATACATAACATCAGCAGATTGTGTAAATTTTAAATCAAAAACTTGTGCTGATGTAAAAGATGTAGCAATTTCATAAACCTTTTCTGCCGTTCCAGCAGAAGAATAGGCAGTATAACCCGATGTATTAACACCCGATAATTCAAAAGTATGAGTGGTTGCACTAGCTACAGTAAATCTTCTTCCATTGACTTCTGTCATTCCAACAACACTATTAATCCAAACGTGATCTCCATTTGAATATCCGTGTGAAGTTGCTGTAACAACCCCAGGATTTGCTGCTGTTAATCCAGAAATAGTTTTTGATGCTTCTACAATTTGACCATTATCTTTATAAAATCTAATATATAAATTTCCAAATTCCAGAATATAAGATTGTGTTATATTAAATTCAAAAGGAATTAATCTTGTAGAATTTGCAGAATTTTTTACTTCTCCAACAAATCTACTACCATATCTACGACTTGTACCTCCTTGTGGAAATACAGTCATATTCTCCATCGTTTCTACACCATTATTATATTTTTTAAAATCAACTTGACCAGCAAGTTTCGGTGTTAATTCTCCAGCAGTAAAGTTTGTTTGAAAAGGATGTACTCTCGCCATTATGCTTTCCTAAAGTCAGTAAATGTATCAGACACAAGATCATCAATAAATCCTTCTTGGCCATCAACACTTCTTGCTTCGGAAAGTTTTTGTTGAAAAAGTCTTTGCATTTGTTCTTGTAATTTGACACTATTAGTTACAGGATATGCAAGGTCTACAGCTAATTTAGCAGTTAAAACATCTACAAACATAGAATCGAATTGTGCTGTATCTGTAACCCTAGCTATGTAAAGAATTTTAGCTGTACTTTCATTAGTAAGTAGAACCCTACCTTGTGAAGCATAGTGTTCAATTTTAAAAACATAATCTTTATATTGCATTTCTAAAACTCTTAAACAATACGGATCAGCAGGTAATGCGTATTGGTAAGAATACTCATATGCAGGTGTATCTGAAAGTTGTGCTAAAGTTGCTCTTGTTATAGCAAAATTCCTAGGGTGTGATCTTAAAACTAAATCACGGGATGGTACATAAAAAGAATTACATAATCTTGCTCTTTCTGTATCATCTGTAAGTGCTGTAATCGGGTCATCGCCCAATCTACGTAAAGCATTTGAGCAAATAGAAACTTCTGTTGCCATAATTCCTTATAATATCAAAAGGGCGACCATAATTCAATATGTATCGCCCTTTATTTCTTTTTCGTATTTAGATTAGTCGATAGTATACTTTACGACAATCGTAATGTCACCAGCGATGGCAGTTCCTGTTGCCGACATAGTAACAGCGATACGTAAAGGAACTTTCGGATCTTCTGAAAGTCCTCCATCTTCCCAAACAAAATTAGCCATAGCATTAATGTCACGAGTTTCTGCAAGTAATTCAACTGGTTCTTTTACTGCTGCTCTAAAAGCCTGAGAATCAGTAACGTAGCAATCTTCATCAATTACAGCAGCGGCTGCTGTAGTAGTGCCGCTGATCGTATAGGCCTGTGGGCCATTATATAAGCCGACATTGAAGGTACTAGCCCCACTATTTAAATCGTCATTATATATCATTAAACTAACTATTTTAGCATTTGATGGTACTTGACCTAAAATGATAATATCATCATCATCAAGATCACCTGTACCAACAGCAATGGTATCCATCCAAACACGCAGTTTTCCTCCTGCACTAGCCGCTTCTAGAGTAGTTCTAGGCGTAGCGTCAAGATTTGTTATTTCAACACTTTTTACTGTTGCCATTTTTTATACTCCTTATTCGTTAGCAGCTATCTCTACCATCTTTTCTTCTTCGATACGAGTTGCACCGATTGTCATAGATAGAAATACCTGTGTTGCATAGTTTTTGTCAGCACGTTCAGATATTTTTGTACTTATATCTGCTCCTACTGCAAGTCCTATTGCTGATTTTGTAAACGCTAAACATTGTCGAGATGGTGTACTGTCTTGTCCTAATCGTTGTGACTGAATAAATTTAAAACCTAAATAGGTATCAATTTGTCCAGCAGCTAACGCTTTTACAGTAGCATAATCGGATGAAGTGACTTGTGTTACAGTCAACAGATCAGCAATCTGACCTGCCGCACATACCACGAATCTTTGTTCATCGGGATCAACATCTGCTGCATCTAATACTTCTTTAGCACTTAAAAGTTTTGCTAAAGTTAGACCGCCAGAAGCGTGTACTACTTTTTGACCTGATGGTAAAGAAACGGATGTTCCACCCGCAACTCCACTATAAGCCGTTCCAGTAGCCGCAGCAATGATTGCATCATCCATAGCACGACCCATAGCCCACGCACCAGCAAGTGCATATTCAGACGTTGGGGAAATTAATAGTCTAACTTTATCTTCGTTATCTATTAAATCTGCCCAGTCGTAATCGTCAAGTGATACTTTTCTTCTAGAGTGGGGTGTATCCATTCTAGGTGTATCAGAATGTCGAGAAGAACGCTTCTGTGCTGCTGTTGAGCCGATTCTTTCAAAAAAGTGTGCTTTACCAGTAACTGTTTCAGTTCGGACAGCATCTCTTAATCGAGAACCTTTTTGTTGAGCTAGGTGTAATACATTTGCTTTGTACTGTTCAACGAAAGCCGTTGTTATTTGTACAGACATATTATCTCCATAGTTTTACAAAGTTGAAGAATAGGGGTCGAATAGCACAATGCTGATTCAACATATTCCATTAAATCGGCTTTTGTCCTTTCGGGAAACCTTATCGTAAGACGATACGATCAATCGAATGTTTAAAGCCGATTATGGCTACCTATTCGTTCTCCTATGAAGGGCGAATTTTGATACAACAATTATAACAGATAATTTATTTAATTACCATAAACTTTTTCGTGTAATTGCCTTACTTGTTCTACAGCATTTCTATGTTCTGGATGCCCAGCATTATGATAAGGATGTTTTGCATCTGAATATATCTTTTGAATATCTCCTTTAGCATCTATTGGTGAAACAGCTAATTTATTATTTTGTGTATTTTTAGCCATTTCTTCCGTTATATCCTCACCTAAACGTGCAAATAATCTAACAACAGATGGATGATTACCTGCTTCGGTATCTAAAAGTTCCATCAATTCGTTATCTGCATATACAGACATTGCTCGTCTTGCTGATCTAACCTTATTATCATAGTCATAACCCCATTCTTTATGCAATGCTTCTTCTGTACTTTTCTTTCCTAAAGTCATTTCTGAATTACGTCTTTGATTTTCAAAATCAACAGATTTGACTTGAAAGTCTATCAATGCTTTAGCTTGATCGTTATTTAACCCAATTTGATGGGCAACATTCTTAAATTGTTTAACAGATTCTTCATTAAAAAATTTAGAGTGTGTTTCAGGAATAGCGAAATTATACTTTTCAGAAGTTTCGGGCCTTCCTAACTTTGTATATAATTCAGCCCTTTCTTCATCTGTTTTTGGTATAGGTATTCTACTCCCTATCATTTTTTGCTGGTGAACTAGTGTATTAGCCGCAGATTCTAAATCTTTAATATTTTGAATTGTTGGATTGTTTTTCAATTCATCATTTAAAGATGATCTCCAGTCTTGATTTTCACTAGCACCAGACCCAAGTATAGTTTTTTCTTCTATTACTGGGTTGTCTTGTACTGTGGTCGTTTGTTCGTCAGCCATTTATTTTCTCCTCTAGTAGATTGATAATACGAATGATTACCGATCTTTGTCCTTCTCGATAAGCCATTTCGTTGGAATCCTTTGAAAAAGAACTCCGTTTATAATAAGCTGACTTTAAATCAGCTATTACTCTTTCTCCCTCTTTAGAGCCAAAAGTAATTCCGTAATCTTTTTTTAAATCTTTAATTTGCTTTTCAAAATCAGGTGCTGCCATTTTGTAATCTATATTTTTTATCCCAAATTTCTTTTTGTGTCAAATCTACTTCATCTTCTTTTCGTTTATTTCGAGAATCAATCTTATTCACATCTATCATTTCAACTAGAGCATACCGACATACTTTAGGGGTCATTTTTCTCCAAGGCCCTGTTGCTCCCCATTGAAAATGTAATAAATAACGTGGTTCATCATAAATTTCTAATCTTGAAATATCAAAATCGGATAATATAC